TATTTGATTTTTAATTTCTCAGCTCCGAACATAATGCCGCAGTTTGAAAGTTTATAAATTGTTTTACCGTTTGACGTTTTGCGCACGTCTTCGATTGTGTGTTCGTGTTCGGTGTTGGTGTTTGAGTTGGTGTATATTACCACGTCACCGATGCGATAGTTTGTTTGGTCTGATGCGTTTTTCATGTCGTTAGTTTTTTGTTTGGTGCAGTTTATCGGATGCTGCTCCCCGTGTGTTGTTTATTGTTCGTTTATTTCTAAAATCATTTTTATCCCGTTTACAGTCATAACATACCATCCGTTATCTGTTCTATCACACATTTTAATTTCTGTGTTTGGTTTATTATTCATTGCAGCAATAAAATCGTTTTTTGTTGACCTTACAACTGTCATTCTGTTTGTTGTTAAGTTGTTTACTTGAGTAGTCATAATCTTAGTTTTTTATAGTTTTTTAATTCGTTTTCCCTTTATGATGAATCAAAGATACATCGACTTTTTTAATTTACAAACTTTTTGTAAATTTATTTTAAATTTATTTTTCATTTAGTTCGTAATATTGCAATATATGCTGATAACCTATCCTGTTTCATACGTTCTTGAGGACTCTTATACGTATTGTTTTCGTCAACCTGCGCCGATTCGATACAGCTGCCCCGTGTTACCGCCTAACTTCCTAAGCGATGAAACGGACGGATGGAATTGTAATCTGTGCGGCTCAGATTCAGCATTTTACGCACCTTATGAGCGTGGCGATATTATACCGTTTCAAACATCATTCGCGGATAATTACAACCTACCCGCTGATGTTTTGGTAGCAGGTTTTCAAACAAATTTCAGCACTTCGCACTATGTAAAAATTGAATTACAAGACTGCTGCGGTGTGACCGTTTCGGAGTTTGTCGATGAGTTTTGTGAGGTGTATTATGTCGGCTTTTCGGTCGCTACCGGTTCGCTGCAAACGTGGTTTATAAATACGGGGTTATTCGATCAATCGCTCGAATGTTTCCGTTTAAAAATATCGTATTATAAGTTCAATGCGCTAACCTCATTACCCGAATTAGAGAGGACAATCTACACGGAGTATTACAAAGAGGTTGCTGATTGTGGCTATACTGATACGGCTTTGATTGCTTCGGTTTATGCCGATTACGACTGCTATAATAACTACTATGGCACACTTACAAACACCCTCGGAGCTGGTAATACTGCGTATTATAATTCCATGCGTGTATGGGGTGCAGTTGAGTTTTTAGGCGATTCTGAGGCAACTACTGAGAATGATAGAAACGTTGTTGTATCTAAAGTAATAACTGAAAACTATGGTATTATTTCGGGCGTTTATCCGCCGTATTTCGTTAAACGATTAGCGCAAACTGTGAGAGGTAACAGCGTGACCGTTGACGCGATAGAATACCAAAATTTTAGCTATAATCAAAAACCTGACGATATAAAAATGTTTTTAATTGATCTCAGCTTTGATAAAAAATGCAGGTTAGATAATCGGACTTGTTCGTAGGTTGTCGGATCTGCTCGTAAAAAATCATAAAAATAAAATTAACAAATGAGAAATAATTTTGAGTTTATTAAAGCGTTCTGCGGTGTATTCGGAATCTGCCCGCCTTGCGTGGACGAAGAAAACGTACCCAACTACCTTTGCGACCCTTGCGACTCTACCGTTTACGGCGGTGGTATCTCAGGATGGTACGCCAAAAAATGTAATTACGATTTCGTTTTAATTACTGACGAAGCTGAATGGCTGACGGCAATTGAAAACAAAGACGTTTTCGGACGTGTTAACGGCTCGCGTATTTCGGGCGGCTTGCCTGCTCCTGATTTCACGACTAAAAAACGCGGTAGCTGCGGACAAGAAGAAATCGTAAAACAATCGCGCACAGTATCGCTAACCGATGCCGAAAACGATGCGACGTTCTCAATTGATTCGCTGTATAATTTCTTAGCTATACCCGCCAACGCGGCAGGCTATGAATACGGTTTTGTAACTTGCGATGGTCGTTTTTTGGGTTGGTTTTCTAACGTTGCCGTTCGCGCGTTCTATCAAATCGCAGAAACTGACGAAGACGATTCATATTGGACTTCGGAGTTCCGTTATAATGAGCAGCTCGGCACGTTCTCACAGCAGCAGTTATCATTCCTGTTAACTCAGGCTTATAATACGTGTTGGGTGCTTAGTGCGGTTGTTACCGGCACAGGCGGCGCGGTAACTGTTGCGGATGGTGCAACACTTCAAATGATTGTAACTATTACACCAACTAACGCGACCGATCCAACGGGCGTATGGTCTGTGGTTGCGGGTTCAGGTACGGCGACTATTTCCGTCGGCGGATTGCTTACGGGCACAGGCGCGGGAACTGTTACCGTCGTATGGACTGCGAATGATAATTCAGGCGTAGTTGCTACACTTGCAATTACTGTTACACCTTAGAAATTCAGGGCGGCATAAAAACCGCCCTTATAACGCAAGAAAGAGCAAAGGTAGTTCATCGGCCTCATAAGCCGAAGGTGGTAGTTCGAATCTATCTCTTGCGTCAAAAATCATAACCCCAAAAAATGACAATCGAAGAATACTACGCGTTTATAAATTCGCTGGGCACTACGTTATTAAATCCACCCATCCACCCGTTCAAATCGGAATGGGCGAAGATTTACAATGATATTAAGCCGCATTTTTTTGGTGACGTCCCGCCTGCCCTCGAACGTGCGTTCCCGAATGAGGATAACGAAATTCTAAACTATCGGAAAAATACATATCAGCCGAAAACAGAATCGCCGTTAGTCAAGGCAATAACCGAACTTGGCCGCCTGTTATCGAATGCGAAACACTCAGTTAAATTTGATAATAAAGAAATGCAGGATTACGTCGAAAATAATAAATTCGGCGACCAAACTATTATTAGGTATTTTTTTAATATGTTTGTGCCTAATAGAATCCTCGACCCGAATGCGGTCATGTTAGTGATGCCGACGGGCGCAGGATTGGAAACAGATACCGAACGCGTTGATATTGAATTAAAAATTATTCAATCAGACCGTATCATTTTTAACGATCCTGAATATAGAATACTGATTTATAAAGGCACTAATAAATCGAAATACGCCGCCATCGGGGCAGCTGCTCCGAATTATTATTATGTCGTTACTGATATGTTTTTCGCGGAGATTAAACCCGTTCAAGACGATCAGAATTTCATAGTAACGTACGAACATAATAGCGGTGTTATGCCCTGGGTAACTTTGGGCGGCCGTTCCGTTCCAAAGCATGATTTTTATGGTAATACGTTTCATATTTTTAAATCGGATTTCAGTCCTGCGATACCGTACCTAAATGATGCGGCGATATTCGACAATCAGCACAAATCGGTAATGTTAGCGACGTGTTTTCCTGTTAAGTTCGTCGAGGGCGTTGATTGTAAAACTTGTTTCGGTACGGGCCGATGTGTTGACCCGCACGACTCTGATAATAGTATCACCTGTGGAACGTGTCACGGCAACGGAAAAACGTTAAGCATAACGCCGCTCGCAGCGTATAACATAAACCCGTCAACAAATAAATTTAGAGAGGGCGAGGTCGGAGTCGATCCGATTCGTTATTTTTCGCCCGACGTTTCTACGATTGTAGAAACGGGCAAAGTCGCCACCGCAGCACTCGACAAAGCAGAACAGGTGTTAAATATTAACCGTTCTCTTAAATCAGCTCAATCAGGCGTAGCAAAGGAAATGGATCGCGAACCTGAATATATCGAAGTCGGTAAAATATCAGACGACGTTTATGCGCGAATGAAAGACACGTTAGAGATTATTCAGGCGCTCAGATTTATGGATACAGAATCGTCGATTATTGTTAACGCTCCGATTTCGTTCGACCTAAAAACAGAAATTGAATTGATGTTAGAGTTTGCCGAATCTCAAAAAGGGCAACCCGCTGCGATTCGTTTCGAGGCGTACATTAGTTATATGGATCGTAGATTCTCCGCAGATCCGATCGCGCGCCGTATCGCTGAGATATGCGCGATGTATATCAGTTTGTATCTGTACACGGTCGACGAACGAAATACGCTGTTAGCGTCAGGGCAATGCACTCAGGAAGATTCGATTAAGGCGACGTTTGTATTCGACGCGATTACTTCGATTTATTTCGATCAGAATTTTGATATTATGACAGACGATTGGAACGCGATTAAAACGCGAATTGATGCGGAGTTAGCGCCACGTTTTGCGGCTCAGAGGTCTAATGTTTTGCCTGAAATTGAGGTGTTACCGAATGATGATAATAACGATGATTCGCCCGATGATAATAACGATGATTCGCCCGATGATAATATGTAAATTTTACCCCTGACTTTGTTACAAAAAATTACTAACTTTACCCTGACTTTGTTACAAAATGGATTTAAATAAACCCGAACGGATAAACGAAGCAGCTCAGACGTTACTACAAAAACGATTCGATAAAGTCGAACCTAAATTCGTTAAGGCGGTAGTTGAATGGATTACAAAATTTAAGACGACGAACGGCAGCATAATTCGAACTAAGGCGAACACAGACAGATTATCAGGATTCAGTACGGCGGTTAATCGATTTTTATTGAACGCTGGTTATAACGCGATGTTAGACGGTTTTTTAGAGAATTTCGATGCTGTTTCTGATGCTCAGATTGAGATACATGGCGAATTAAATGATATTAAATTAACTCGTTCGTTTATCAATCCGTTTAAATCGTGGGCCGTTAATAACGTTATTTCCGATATGGTCGGGCAGGGCCTCAATGAGAATTTAATAAACCCGCTCCGCTCTGAATTATTTATTGCAGTAAATCAGGGCAGCACGCTAACGGACGTTATAACGTCGATTGCAGGACAGCTAACAACGACCGAAGCAAGGCAAGGCGTATTAAAAAGAATTGCACTGCAAGCAAGCCGCGACGCGTTAGGGCAGTATGACGGTATAGTTAATGAGGCGGTTCGTAAATCGTACAGACTCGATGCGCTGTTATACGTCGGTAGCCTCGTAAAAGATTCCCGCGCTCAGTGTGAACGTTGGGTTGATTACGACAAAAACGGCAAGATAGGAATGATATTATTTGAAGACTTAGAGCAGGAAATCGAATGGGCGGAAAATAACGGCACGGGAATGATACCGAATACAACGCCTGAAAATTTCTGTCAGAATCGCGGCGGTTTTAATTGTAGGCATATTTGTTACCCGATTAGGCGACCAAAAAACACAACGAAATAATATGTTAGTAATTACAGCGAAAAATAAAACAACCGGATTAACATCCGAATTTACCCCAACTGAATGGTATTCAGCACAGCAGACTCACGAATACGATTATACGGGAACTAAATTTGTAAGCGAACAGAATACGACGCCTGTATGCGTGGGCGCGAATTGTAATAAAACAACCGTTAAACGCGGCTGCGGATGCGGTAAAAAAAATAAGTAGATGATATTTATAACTGTATTTATTGCGTATTATCCTGATATCGAAGACGAAGACGACGCAGACGACGAGCTGATGCGATTAGGTTTTGTTCCTGAATATAAAGAATACGAAGCCGACATCGACATAACAGAAATTGAAATCTATCACGAAACAGAATTATTAACGGGCGAAATAGCCACTAAAGTACTAACTAAATCGGCAGCGGAACTAATCGTATTGATGCCGATAGCAGAATTCAGAAATTTAATTAAAAAAACCTTGAAACAGTATGGAACATTTAAAAACAGTAATTGAAAAATTGGGTATTGATTCCGAAACATTGACCAAGCTCGAAAAAGGCGAAATACAAGCCGATGAAGTGGTAAACGGATTAGTTAGTACGTTTGAAAAAACGGTAGCGGATCGCATCGGTAAAGTAGTAGAGGAACAGAAGAAGTCTGAGCTGTTCGGCGCAGCGTACGCGAAAACAGAAAAACAATTTGCTGATGAGTTCGGAATGGATTTATCGAAGTATGAAACAGTCGACAAAAAAGACCGATTCAAAACGATTGTTAAAGATTTGAAATCTCAGCAAACTGAACTACTCGATAAGTTAAAAAGTGAGTATAGCGGCGTTAATGCTCAGAAATTACAGCAGCTCACAGAACAATTAGAATTAGCTAACACGAAGCTGAAAGATAAGGAACAAAGCATCGCCGACGCGATCCGCGCAGAACAGGAGAAACTGATTAACTATAAGCGTGATAATCAGATTGAAAAAGTTCGTAATGTACTGATTGAAGGCGTTAAGAATGCCCGCCTAACTCAGAAAGAAATGCGCGCGGTATTTGATGCTGAGATTCGCGAAAAGAAATACGATTTTGAGCTCGACGACTCAGGTAACGTTTGGATTACGAAAGACGGGCAGCGCGTAAAACATCCGCAGCGCCCAACCGATAATTTGAAATATGAAACGTTATTTGAAATGATTGCATCGGAAAATAATTTTATTAAGCAGTCGAACGGTGGCGAAAAGAAAACGTTCGAGATTGATGATAAGGTAGCCGGTGCGATGCACCCGAACCGCGTTAAATATGTTACTGAAAAGTATTAAATAGAAAAACCCGCTGATTAGGCGGGTTTTTTTGTTTTTAGTAAGTAGTTAATAATGTTGCGTTTTGTTGTAGTTTGCTTTTTGAAACGCCATAGTAAAACTTATTAAAGTCCTCAAAATGAAAGAATTTTTTATTATCAATTAACTTTTTTATCTCTTCATAAATTAAGGTATCTTTTGTAAACCATTCATTACGGTGACAAATGCTCCTAAACTTTCCATGTAATTGTTTTTCGATTGCGTGCGTTTTCTTTCTGCAATATGAAAAAATGCACAATACGGGTTTTACTTCAAATGGATTAGCGGTTCTAATTGCAGTAAATCGCATTTTAGGATTATTACTAATTCCAATTTTATAAAATCCTTCGCATTCCAATAAATATAAATATTCTTTAGCGCTCATATTATTTTTTATTTATGAGGAAAATCTTTTGATTGATGAATGTATTTTTTATAATAATCTGATACCTCTTTATGGGTGAATTGTTCTATGTCGCCAACGTCTGCAACGTGTATATAAGTTGATTTAGTGCACATACAAACCGCGTCATTAAGGTCTGTTTCGTCTGTTTCTACTTTCCATTCTGTTACGTCTATTCTATAAAATACATCGCCTTGTTTTAATAATTCTGTTTTCATTATCGTGTATTTAAGCAATATTTTAAATTATTGTGTATTTAAGCAATAGTTAAAGAATCCGCCCGCCCTTTTAATTTTCCACGACTCCAAATACTTCTATCAGTAAACTGAAAATAGTTAACCTGACCTAAATAATACGTTGAATTTTCGCGCGTGCATACGGCTTGAAACATTCCGTTCTGCATACGTTTGATGACATAAAACTCAGTTAATGTTTTGAAATCGTGGTAAAACATAATCGTATTTTTAAAACCCACATCAGGCACGGAATCGAACCGCACTTAAATCTATCAGTTAATATTTTCTCAACCTGTTAGGCTGAACTGATAATTTGTTTTTCGCCGCATAAACTACGAGTGTGGGTGTTAATTTAGTCCAGGCAATTTAAAATCATAATACCAAAGCCCATAAACCTCAATCACATTTATCAAAGCCTCAGCATATTTAGGATTAGTGGCGTATCCTGCTTTTTTAAGTCCGTGCGCCCATTTTTTATAGTCTAACCTATGTAGCTTTAGCAGGTGTTTATATCTGTCATTACAAAGCAGTTTAGAATGATCTCTCCAACTACGCCAAGCAGATTTGTAAACTTGAAATTTGTCTTTCGGGGTATCGTCTTTGTAGACTGCATACTTTCCGCTACGATGCCATTTCTTGCCAAAGTGATTGTTATGTCGTTTTGCTAACTGACTACGGCCGCTATTTGATTCCAATATCCCTTGTGCAAGTTTAATACTTACAGGAATGTTGTATAACTCCGCTTCTGCCTGTGCGGTCTTTAGGAATCTTGCAACGTATTTCTCAACGTGTGCAGGCCTATGCCGGTACGTCTTGCCTTTGACGTTTGTAGGGGTAGCGAGTCGAAAGGATAGCGCAAAGGCTGCGATAAGTGTTATTATTATGATGTTTCTCATAGTGTTATATTTGGCATTAAGTCAATAAATTCGTTTTTGGTCAGCTTCAATTGTCTTACATCAGTTCCGCAGTTAGGACAATGGTTTATTCTGTATTTATTATTATCTGAACCAATAAAGCAAGGCATCAGAATTATTATTTCGCCCTCGTCGTTGGTGTAACTAAACCAACTTAGTTGATGTATAAACCGTTTAAATGGTTCGCAGCATAGTTTATTTTTCATCGCTTTCGGGTTTTTTGTAGGTTTCAAAATAGTATTGTTCACCGCAGCTATTATATTTATCCTCATACCATCTTTGCTCCTTTGGTATATTTGCTGCATCAATTATCTGCTGCTTTTCGATTTCGAGGGCTTTTTCGATCACACCTGCTAAATCTAATTCTTTAGCTGAATATAATTGTTCTTTAAGCCATTGAACTGCGGTCTGTTTATTTTCCATCGTGTTCGGTTTTTTTGTAGTTTAGAATGAAGTTGATAATATAGTTGCGTATATATTTATGTTACCAGCAATGCCAAAACCGACACCGCTAAAACAACCGTAGTTGTGATTTAAAGTCATTAAAACGCTTTTCTTGCTTCTCGTAATGTTCGGGGTCGATTTCAAAAGCCACAAAATCAAAGCCATTTTTATAGGCTGCAATTCTACTGCTTCCGCTTCCTAAATGGGTGTCTAAAATCAAATCATTTGGCTTTGCGTATTGGTTTAAAACCCAATCATATAATTTTACAGGCTTTTGTGTTGGATGTATTCTTTCTTCATTTGAAACAAAACCAGTTAAAATTTGTATTGCTACATAATCAACTTTCTTTTGTCCTGATACACTTGCTATTTCACATTGGCTTAATGTATTCCCT